CCGCAGACGCTTTATCCGCTGCAGTTGTCGCGCCTGTGTAGTTAATTGCTGCAATCGCTGCGTCGTTGTTGGCAGCGTCCAGCAGGATCTGTGTTGCCCTAATAGAGCCAAGGTCATCACCTGCTTGCAAGTCACCGCGCAAAGCACGGTCTGCCATTTCAATTAAGCGGTCAATGTCAGCACCTGTTTCGCTCAGAATTTCAATGGCCTTGCCATTGATTTGCTCGTCGGTATATGTGTCGCGACCAGTCAGGTCAGCACGGTCTAAGAAATCGCCAGAGATGCCACGACGCACAGCGTCGAAGGAAGCAGCAAGCTCGTCATTGCTTAGTTCGATGTACCGGGTCTTGCCGCTGCGGCTGGCATAGCGACGGATGTCATCCTGCAGCAGCTCTTCAATTGTGATGTCGCCCTTCTTCAGGGCTTCCATGTTTTCGGCAATCTTGCGCGAGACGTCGTCAGGATCAGGCATTTGCACAGCCAGCTGTGGCTCCAGCTCCATGCCTTCTTCCGCGCGCCGCGCTGCAATATCGCCTTGATACGCGTTCTCGAATACGTCGTCCCAGGTTTGATAACCGCGCCCTAGCAGCCAGTTGCCGGCAGCTTCTACGATCTGCGAAATCTTTGTAAAAGGTTGAGCCCAGGTTGCTTTCTTGTATAGATCGCGAAACTTCCACCAGCCGCTAAAGGCCATTGCCTCTACTTCTTTGCTTCCAATTTGCCCACTTAGTATTCCTTGAGCCTGCTCTGGAACAGTCTTTGCCGCTAGTTCCCGAATCTGGCTATCTGCATTGCGAAGAAGTTGTACTTCACCCCTTGATAGAAAAAGATCTTGTAGGCGGTGAAATGCCTCGTGGTATGCAGTAATCAGCGTGCGAGTAAAGGAAAGCGGATTCGCTTTGTGGAACATCGCAACCTTAATTACATCGTCCATAGCTCTTTGGCCACGGATAAACATGCCTGAGGCCGAGTAGGCCTGACCCTTCTTGCCGCCGTAAGCACGGGCTTGGGCAGGGGTAAACCGACCCTCAAGCCTGTCAACAAACTCGATATTGACGTCAACGCCTGCAACTCGCGCAATCTCTCCCGACAACGCGGCTTTTTCTTGCGACGTAAGAACGTTGCGGCCTGTGTAGTCCTGGCCCAACTGGCCTGCGCCACGGGTGCTGCTGACAGGAGGGAGCTCAGCCAGCTGCCCGCCTTCACGCCAAACACCGCTGTCAGGAACGGTATAAGTGTCGCCGGTTGCGTTGTTGCCAAGGTCAGCACGGATGCGAGCACCGGCTTCCTGGATCACGTTGTCATGCAGGCCCAGGTCGTTCTGCAGGTAGCCCAAAAACTTGTCCCTGTTTTTAGAGGGACGGCCTGACGTCTTAGTGACGCTGTAGATAAGTGCATCTACGTCTGACTCCCACTGCAGCACCGTTGAGCGATAGCGCGGTGAGCCGTACTTGAACGGCACTGTTGGCGGTGTCTGCGGCGTAGACACTGCACGCGGCGCCTCTGTGTTGGCTTCAAGCCAAGCAATTGCCTGCCGGGCGTAGACGTCGTTGTCGAGCTGTCTTTGCGTGCGATTGAAGTCAGCTTTTTTAGGCGCTACAGGCGCAGTGCCTTCGGCAAACGCTTCAGGGTTGCTTACAAACTCAGCGACTTCGTCGTACTGCCTGTTGAACTCCTGCAGCTTTGCCTCGCGATTAGCTCTTGCGCGATCACCAAGCAGCATTTTTTGCAGCCTGGTTCGCTCAGCAGCCCGCTCTACAGGGCTCATTGCCTTCAGCTTTGCAATCTGCCTTTCGTTTAGGTTGCTGTAGGCAGCATTGTCGACAGGCTGCTCAACAGTCGGCTCGTTAATGCGTGACGGGTTAGACGTAATGCGGCCGCCAGACGCTTGCAGCTTTTCAAGCACCCGGTCAAATTCTTCCTGCGACAGGTGCTGCAAGCTCTTGCGCAGCTTCTCTACGTCAATCTCCGGGCGTGTTGGCTGCGGCTCAGGAGCAGGCTCAGGAGCGGCTTCTGCCCGTGCTTCTGGAGCTGCGGGCTCTGGGCGCGGTGCAGGCGCAAACTCTTCTTGCAGCACACCCCGCAGTCGCTGCAAGTTTTCGCGGACGACAGTCACCGCCTTCTTCTTTGGCGTGACCTGTGCCGCAAGTTCTGTAATCAGGTCGCTAAGCGGGCCGACCATGTTTGCCCGCGCATTAAACACAGCTGCGCCCTGCATAGCTTCTTGCCGTGCAGCGCCTGACGCTTGGACGTTAATGACATTGCCAGCGGCTTCAAGGAAGCCAGCCTTGCGCTCGCTCGCCGCTGCGGCCAGAGCGTTGATCTCAGCCTTGAGCTGAGCGCGAATAGCGACACGCACCTCCAGCTGACGGCTGAAGTCACTGCTGAGCAGTTCATCGAAGCCTGGCAGTGCCAGAGCATTGGGATCAGTGGCTGCTTCTACCTGCGAAAAACGAGCAATGCTTGCCGCTTCTGCAGTCTTCTGCGCTGACCACTTCTTCTTCTTTGCAGCTGCTGCCAAGTCGCGCATGACCTGCTCTTCAGCGCCACTACTGCCAATAGCTGCGCCGATGTCGATCGTGACGTCGCCGCGAGCGACTTGGTCAAACAGTTCCTGCGGCAGCTTGGATAGAGGGGCGGCCTTAAGAAACAGCTTTTCCGCCGCCTCGTTACGGATTGGCATGCCCTGGGCAATCATGTCCTCGGCAGTCATTGCCGACTCGCGCATGATTTTTGCTGCGTCAACGGCAGTGCCATTGCCTTCAGAGATGTTCTGCATTGCGCCCTTGATGCGCGCCTCTGCAGCATCTGCGGCTTCCATGAACCGGACGTTGATCGACTGCCGGTCTGCCTTTTGCGCACGGGCCAAGCGGTTGTGGCCATTGACCACATAGACCTTGCCGTCCGCAGGATCGCGCCAAACGCTGATGACGTTGGCCATATCTGGGTTGAAGACAGTGGTGCCAGCAAGTGACCCGCTTTGCCCTGTCTTTGTCAGGCGGCCAGCTTCTTTGAACTGGAACCGCTGAGGGTCAATGCCAATATCAGCGACGGGATACGCGCCGACAGTGCCAGCCGCGTAGTCCTCGCGGGTGGGCGGTGCAAGCTCTGCGACAGCAGGCTCCGGCAAATCGTCAGTGACAGTCTCGCCAGGCGCAGTTGCCTTGTAGACGGCCTCGATGTTTTCAACGCGCTCCTGCGCCTCGATCATCTGGTCAGCTGCCTGCTGCAGCCGCTGCATGCTGTCGTCGGCCTCAAGCGTGTTGACCTCTGCAATTAGGTCCCGCTCGGCCTCTGGCGTGCGGCCCGTCATGCGCACAGGTGCCGCAGGCGGCTCAGGCGCTGTTGTCGCCTCTACGTCGACAACTGGCTGCTCCTCAGCAACCCTGTCCAGATTCTTAGCCAGCTTGGTTTGAGCAACAGCACGATCAGCCTGTGCTTCTACATATTCACCAGCCAGCCGCCGGCCAATTGGGCCAGTAACCATTTCCAAGCCAGCGCCAAGAAACGTGCCGGCAAATGCGCCCATAAAGGCATTTTTTAAGCGCGCTTCATCAGCAGTGTCGTCATCCGTTGCGGCTAAATAATTATTGACAAACCCTTCGTAAGGGGTGCCATCAGCTTGTGATTTAACAAGGGCGCCAAAGCCTTCGTATGGGTTTTCAAGGAAAAAGTCGTTTAGCGCGCCAGGAAGGTAGCCCTCTTGCGCGCCTTGAATTGCGCGGCCGCCAGCTCTTTGAAACACGCCTTGCAGTCCTGGCGCACGACTTGCACGCAGCGTGGCAGCTGTTTTTGGCGCGATAGGAATAGCCGGATATTGAATACCTAAGCCTTTTAACGCGCGGCCCATGAAATAAAACTGCAGGCCTGACGCCGTTAGGTCGCCGACAAAGTCCACTGTTGGGTTGCCGCTTGGTTGATACAGCGGCTGACCCGTTACCGGGCTGGGCGGGTTTGGCTCTGCTGCAGACGGAGCTCTTAAGCCAACGCGATTAGCGAAGTCTCTCGTCAGATCAGCTTTGTTGAGCTCAGTTGCGACAAAATTCTGCATGTTTTGCGCAACGCGGCTTGCTGCCACATCGAGCGTGTCACGCACGACGTTGCTGCCTGGCTCGCCAAACAAGACGCTGGCTGGGTCTGTTAATACTCGTTGAACTTGCGCGCCGATGCTGTAATCCTGGTCCTCGGCCGCAGCCTCCGTCAGCTCCTCAACAACTGGCTGCGCTGCCTCGACGACAGCGTCCAAAGCCGGTTGCTGCTCTTGTTCTGCAGGCGCCTCAGGCTCGATGGCCTGGGGCATAACAA